ATGCCTGAGAAGGTTTCACCCGGCCCGCTTCGCGGAAACCCCGCCCCAAGGGAGGCCGTCTGTATCCACACCCGGAAGGTTTATGACAGCTGCCGGGACAAGGAATGCCTGCAAGACCTGCGCGTGTGCATGACGCGCACATCTCAAGCCGTGCTGGAGGCCGCCAGCAGTGTCAAGGCCCGCAATGCCGAGCTTCTGTGGACCTACATAGACGTCGAGCCCATTTCCTTTAACAAGGGCTTCTTCACGGTGGACGTCACCTATTACTACAAAATCACCGCCGACGCCTATGTGGGGCAGGGGAGGCCCCGAGAAATCTGCGGCCTGGCCACCTACGAAAAGCGCACCGTGCTCTTTGGCAGCGAGGGAAGTGTCCGGGTTTTCAGCTCCCAGCATGTGCCCGGAGTGAGCGACGCTCAGTGCCTCGAGAAGAGCAACCTGCCGGTGGCCGTGGTCGAGGTGGTCGATCCGGTCATCTTGGGCCTGCGTGTGGCCGATGACGACCGCTGCGGAGACACCGCCATGGGCGGTGAGATTCCCGAGTGCATCCGTTGCTGCTTCGACGACGATGTTCTCGTGTGTAGCGATGACCCCAGCCAACGGCGGCTCTATGCCACCCTGGGCCAGTTCAGCATCATCAAGCTGGAGCGCGACATCCAGCTGCTTATGCCGGCCTTCGACATCTGCATGCCCGACAAGGAGTGCGTCGGCACCGGCTCGGCGGAGGATCCCTGCTCGCTCTTCGAGCGCTTCCGCTTCCCGGTGGATGAGTTCTTCCCGCCCCGCATGAACGGCACCGCCAACGGCGCCGCTGTGGCCGGCGTGACGGCCTCAAACGGCAGCTGCTCGACCGGCTGCGGCTGCCGGCGGTAATACGGCAGAAAAAAGCAAAAAGACGAGCGAAAGCTCGTCTTTTTGTCGTTCTGGCAGGGAAGCTATGTGCATACAATTGGGGAGAGTAACCTCGCGGAAGGGACGTGCCCTTATGGGAAGGAAAAGCCACGGCTCGGATTTTTCGGGCGGCCAGAGCGCTTGTCTGGTGGCCCTCATCACTCTTTTTCTGATAGGCGCTGTGGTGGGCAGCTTTTTCGCGGCCAATCTTGGCCCCGGAGGTCAGGGTCTTGTGGCAGGCTTCTTTGGCAGCGCCGCCGGAAGGGGCATCTGGCCCTTGCTGCAGATGGCGGCCCTCGAGAGTGCGCTGCTGCTATTCGTGTTCGCCTCGGCCTTTTTCCCTCTGGGGTTGGCGGTGGCACCACTGGTCATGGGGATCAAGGGCTTTGTGCTGTCGCTGCTGGTGAGCGCCTTCGTCAAGACCCTGGGTGCCCGAGGCTACGCCGCCGCCCTGGCCCTGATTGTGCCGGGCGGGTTTACCTCGGTGGCCTGCATGGTACTGGTCGGCCTTCAGGCCATGACCCTGGCCGCGCGGCGGGTCGGGCGCGCGGGCCGAGGACGGATGCCCACCGACTGGGCCTATTTCTTCACCGGGGGCATTGCGTGGGCCCTCATCGGCCTTGCCACAGCGCTGTCGTGCTATATCACGCCGTTGATGGGTCGGGCAGCGGGCTTATAAAAATTTCACATTCAACGTGGGTCTATTTGACACCGATTGTGCCTAAACTAGGGCTATGAAGAAGTTTTGAAAAAGTTTTGAAAAAGAAGGGGGTTGACGAATGTGTTACGATGTGTTATGTTAGTTATACAAAGTCAATCTTTTACCCCTGCTAATTGCTAAAAAAGCTACGGTTTTCGGAACATTTTCGACTTATATGGAGTAGGGAAGTGTAACACAATCCTCGACCGTCGGTCGCGCTGATCCGCGCGCTGCAGCGCGAAAGATGTGTTACAAAATCAAGTTACATAGTGTTTAGATCTAAACGCCATATGAAAAGGACACCCCTTCGGGGGTGCCCTTTTTTTATGTCTGCCACTTCTTCTTCTTTATGTAGGTGGTGGCTGTGTGGATGATGAGAGCAGCGCCGACGATGGCAACGACCAGCGCGGCGGCGTACCAGTAGAGGCCGGGCCTATATTCGTTCCCGCGCATGGCTGCCTTGAAAAGTTCCCCTAAATCGTTGTCGAGGTAACGGCCATAGGTGAACAGGCCGAAGGCGACATAGGTTAATCCCAATCCCCAAATTGCTTTCATGCTATAGGCCTCCTATTTCTTTTCTACAAGGTCGTAGTAGCGTTGAATGATGTAAGCGATTTGTAGTGTTCGATTGCGCTTCTCTTCTAAGGCTGACTTATCAATTTTTTCTACTAAGGCTTTGTCTAGCTTAATCGAAAGCTGGATTTTTTCATCACTCATTTGAATCACCTCGGATTGTATTATATACCATTCTAGTAAACCCTTCAAAATTATAACGTAATTCATTTGACTTTTGTGAATTATCTGTATATAATTCTAGGTAATTCAGGGAAGCTTGAAATAATTCTATCTGGAAGGAGTGGAAACGGCATGTTAGTGGAATATTTGGACCACAGGGAAGGGCGCACGAAGAACGGCGGCAAGCTTTTCGCGATTTTGTACTATGCAGAGCAGGACGAAGGGTGCAGGCATGGGAAGAAGTACACCGAGCAGTATATCAGCGAGAAGATGGTGAACAGCATCCCCAAGAACATCCAGCCCGGCGAGCTGCTCGACCTGCAGTACGACAAAGGCGGCTTTCTGGTAGAGCTGAACCCGGCTTAGCTCAGAGGGCGAAGAAATGAGCTACACAACTGCAATACTAATTACGGTCAGTGTGATAACGGTAGCAATTGCAATATTCAGAAATGATTGAATTGTAACACAAGCCAGCTCGAGCTGCCGCGTGCCCTGGGATGAAATTGTGTTACAAGAAAGGCGATGGGCTTATGTTTTGGGTGTCATTCGCGCTACTCGTGTTTTTTACCTCTCTGAGCGGCCTGGTTGGCCGTATGGTTTTTCATGATTAGCGCGATGATATGGCGGCTGTACTGGGGAGCGGTACGGCTGCGGGTTAAGTGGTGGGTAACTGGTTTCATGGCCCGGCTAGGGCCTTTGAGATAATAACGGGAAAGGGGGTAAGGAAATGACTGAGATTATTGCGGGGATGGATACCATCGGTGACCTTCTGGCGGGTGCATTTAGCCTGATTACCAGCAATCCCCTTACGGTCGTGTATGCGGCGGCCGGGTTGGTGACGCTGGGTTTCGTGTTTTTCAGGAAGGCCAAGTCTTCGGCCCGGTAAACCCGGCACAAAGGCGGCGGGGGAAACCCTGCCGCCTATTGCATTAGAAAGGGGTGTATCTATGCAAATTATACTGGCGTTCATGGTGCTGCTGGGCAATGTACTTGATGCATTGATGACCCAGGGCATTTTCATGGGCGCTTTCTCTTTTACGGTATTCACTACCATGCTGGGGTTGTTCTTCGTGGCCCGCAGGTCGGCAGGGGGTGCGCGGTGATGAAATGTAACACAACACGTCCCGGAGCTCGAGCTCCCTGGTTAAAAAGATGTGTTACAATCGCCCTTGCTTTTGCGCTGCTGCTGTCCGTGTTCCCGGCCCCAGCGGCTCGGGCCGCCGACCCCATCGGCTGGGTAGTTGATACCTTCTGGGGCGTTAATGAGTGGATGGCACATGGTGCCGGCTCCGCCCTCAACCGCTGGTGGGAATCCGGGCCGATGGCCTTTTGGGATGGCTTGACCGGCGGCAAGGAGCAGGCCGAACGGGATTTTGTGAGTAATGTTCAGGATGAGCTCGGCACGGTGGTTGTTGGGAAGAATGGGTATTTTATACCTTTGACTGGTGTCGCGACATCAGAATATGGGTATCAAAATGCGGTATTTCCACGTTTTAGTAGTGTTGTGATGCGGACGGGAGCTAGTGCGGGTGCACCTTTAGCGCTTGATTTTGTTGTGAATCCTAGGGCTGGTTTGATTTTTAGTGATGCAGGTTATTTAACTGTATATTTTGAACGGATGTCTGCGGCGGGTGTTAGTAAGTATACATCATTTTATGTAGTTGTTGGTGGTGTGGCTTTTAGTCAGCTTGACGGCACGGTTGATAGTTTGCGTTCGGCTAGGAAGGCGATTCCAGCGGGTAGTGTTGTTGGCACTAATCCCGGCAATGGTAATTTTGGGCTGCAATTCACATTGGGTATTCCTGAAACGTTAACAACGCTTTCTTACCGTGCTGCCTATTTCTTCGAACCCTACAACTACACCCCGGGCGGCTTCACCCAAACCATTGGCGGCGATTACACTCGCATCGGCAACGTAGATTTCACGGTGGCGGTAGAGCAGGACAACGACACGGTTGTTATTGAAGATGTTTACATCGTCAATGAAACTGACAACAGCGTCTACAATCCTGTGACCGATATCACCAGCATCATCACCGATTGGACATACGATTTTAGTAATCGCTCCTATGACCTCACCTTAGACACCGGGGACAAGATGACGGTGACCTATGGTGATGAGCATATCACCATCATCGAGGGCGGCACAACTTACAATGTGTATTACGTTATCCCGGACGGTGACGGCGGCGGGGGAGACGGCCCCGGCCCGACCGAGCCAACAAACCCGACTGAACCGGGCGGCGGTGGTGATGTGGGCGGTGATTCGGTCACGGTAGACGGTGACAACAATTCAGGCGGTATCTTCAAATGGTTTGGAAACATCACAATCACCATCGGCGATATTTTCGGCAACATCTTCGGCGGTGGTGGTTCAGGCTCCGGCGAAGAAGGCGAGGAAGAAGAGGATTCTGGCGGCGGCTTCTTCGGCTGGCTTGGCGGCTGGATTGGTAAAATCTTTAGCGGTGCCCTGGGCATCGTCACAAATGTTATTAAGGGCATCTTAGAACCCATCTTTGATGGTATTTTAAGTCTTCTCGACATGCTGGACGAAAAAATCGGCGGCGTGGTAGACCGGCTAATATCGATATTTGATGTTATTCCAACAGTGTTTGGGGGTTTTTTAGACTTCCTCGGCGCAGGGCTCGCGTTCCTGCCGCCGGAAGCGATGATAATATTTGACTTCATCATCGTGGGCATCATCATCATGGTAATTCTTGCGGTGTACAGAGGATTAAGGGGGTAGGCTATGGAAGTGTTCGGCGCTTTTCTCTCCGGCGTGATGGGTGTGCTCACCCGGCCCCTTGAGATATTCGGCTATTCGTTCTCTATGTGGAATCTGTTCTTATTCTCGCTGGCTATGGGAGCGTTATCAAGATTGGTTTGGGGGTTCTTTCAAGATGGATGATTTTGAAATCACTCTGCCCGGCGATGAGAGCGGGGAAGGGGAGCTGCTGGAGCTGACCGAGGAGCTGGCCGAGCCGATTAACTTTTTTGATGTGCCCTTCGAGGAATACACGGTAACCGAGGGCTACGCCTTTTTGATATTCATGGCTCTGGTGCTGTCGGCGTTATTCAAGTTTGTTGGGGGGTGCTTTGATGTTTAGTGCAGTCGCGGAGTTCTTCGGTATCATCGGCTTGGATGTTATCCCGCCAACGACCTTCGGGGAGCTGGTGCCGTATCTGCTTCAGGTCGGCGTCGGCTTGATACTGGCCGGGATGACCTTCCGTCTGGTGCTGGGCGTTAGCCGTGTGTTCTCGGCGCGGTGGTGGAAGGTATGAGCTTAATCTTTATTCTGGTGCTGGGGTTTTGTCTGGTGATGTTCCCGGCCTTCCGCTGTGCGCTGCTGCACCCGGTGTTGCTGGTGCGCTATGGTGTGGTTGATTTGTATTGGTATATCAAGCGCCGGGCGTGGAATGATTGCAAGACCGGGAAGCTGGTAGCCTATACCGGCCTCTTCGGTCGAGGCAAGACGCTGAGCGCGGTGCATGATGTGGTAGGGAAGTACCATCGTTATGATGGTAAGCCGGCTTGGTGTCTCCGGCGTAAGGCTCTCATTCCGCAGGAAATCCGGGTTTACTCCAATGTCGAGCTTAACATACCCTACATACAATTTGAATCATTCAAGCAGCTGGTGGACGCTGCCAAGGAGAAGGAAGCCTATGACGATGAACACGGCGTTTTATCGAAAATCATTGTCTTGGGAGATGAATTCTCGGTGCAGCTCAACAGCCGAAACTTCAAGACCAACATTGACCCGCTCTTTTTGAATACCTTGCTGACCTGCCGACATTACGGCATGTCGCTCTATTACACATCTCAGCGCTTCGGCCACGTTGATGCGCTGCTTCGGCAAGTCACTTCTGCCGTGGTGGAGTGTGCGAAGGTCTGGCGCTTTCAAATATGGTCAGAGTATGACGCCTGGGACATGGAGAACGCATCAACCTCAACATTGGTTAAACCTCTCCGGCGCGGATGCTGGTTCGTGAAAGATTCCGACTATGCGGCCTATGACACATTGGCGTGTGTCGGGAACCTGCGGAAGATGGCCGAGGAAGGGGACATGCTGAGCGAGGAAGAAATCATGCTGCTTCGTCAGAGCAACTACAACGTGAACTCGGAGGCCGTGGGCCGTCCGTCCCGGCAACTCAAGAACATGCGCAAGAAGTAAAAGGCGAGGGCGGCGGCGCGGCGTTGGGGCTTGCCCCAGCCGCCCGCCCGCCCCAGGGAGGATTTATCATGCTATATCGGACTGAGAAGGTAGTGAAGGAAGTATACTACGAGGTCTACTTAATCAATCAAGCTTGTGCTCATATGACAGATGATGAACGGCGCCGTCTGTTGGAGATTGCGAAGGCTGTGTTTCCTGTGGCCTTTGAAAAGACCAAAATCAAGGAATTGTAA